AAAAAATCATATAGAACCTATTAATATTCAAAAATATTCCCAAAATTTCAGGAATAAATTTCATTTTTCATTTATACTTTCTACTTTTTTATAAAAAACAGAAATAGATACCCATTAAAGGGTATAGTTGATTTTTAAGTATATTTTAAGTATTTTTATAAAGTTTAAAGTTTAAATATATTCCTAAATTACTGCATAATGGTCTCAATTTGTGTTCACAAGTCGCCACTAATTGGCTGCATAATGGTCTTAATTGCATTAGAATATCGCCACTAATTGGCTGCATAATGGTCTCAATTGCATTAGAATATCGCCACTAATTGGCTGCTTGTTATAAGTGTTATTAGTTATATATAATTGTATTTTTGTGATCTTAAATGTAATTATTGGACATCTTATATTTCAAAATACTTATTTTTTTAAGGTGGAGGGTGAAGAGTGAAGGGTTGATTTTAATTCAATTAGAAACAAGGGTAAATTGAAAGTTTTCTTTGAAATATACAACTTTTTATCATTTGGCAAGAAAAACTTTCAAAATAAGGCTATTATATAGACAAGGTTAAAATTAACCATTCACCCGTCACCTATCACCTTATATATTTGATAAGATGATTCATATTTTACCATAATATAAGATTTGCATAGTAAGCAGTAGAATTCAATATCTAAAATGATTAGTTATATATAATTGTATTTTTGTGATCTTAAATGTAATTATTGAAAATCTTATACTTTAAATACTTTAAATACTTTATTTTTAAAGGTGGAGGGTGAAAGGTGAAGGGTTGTTTTTGAGTCAATTAGAAACAAGGGTAAATTGAAAGTATTCTTTGTAAGAGACAACTTTTTACCATTTGGCAAGAAATAATTTCAAAAAAGACCATATATAGAAGAAGGTAAAATTTAACCATTCACCCGTCACCCGTCACCCTGCAACCTTATATATTAGATAATAGGAGCATCATTGCAAATATTATATCATATTTTTATATAATATAATAAAACTACTTAAAGAAAAACTACACTTCTCTCAATAATCCATTTATAACTAATCGGTTAACTATGGTCTCATTATCATGGAATTGATCATCTACATCATAACCAGCTTGTTTCAAATGAAATATTTCCATAGCAGTTCTCTGTGTAACATTCTCAAATAAGTATTCGTATTTATCTGGATGTATTATTTTGTCTTGTTTTTGTGCATTAAATTCAGCAAGTTGTTCTTCATTATAAATTAATTTATTCCAATCTAATTCATAATTTGATTTATCTTCAGGAGTATATAACAACATGTTCCAGTCTATTCTCCAATCAGTTTGTTGATCAGGAGTTAAATATTTTCTCACAACTGAATATGGTTCCTTTTCTAAATCATTGGTTAAACTATCAATTAAACTGACTTTTTCTATAATTTTATATTCTGTCATTTATATATATATATGTCACATAATAAAAATAATACTATAAATCTTTATTTAAATTCTAAACAGGCATTGACACAATTACAGGGCACCAGTAATTGCATATTTGATTTCTCTTCATTACAAATTGAAGATGGTGATATATACGTCTCAATACAGTCTGCTCAGATTCCGGGAACATTTTATAATGTAGATGATATAAATAATGTATTTTCATATTCAGTAGGAGTTTCTAATTATCAGATTTTAATACCTGAAGCAAATTACAATGTTAATAGTTTATTAAGTTTTTTGCAAAGCATAATGACAGCACAAGGTTTTACTATTACTTTTAATTCAGCAAAAAATAAATACACCTTTACAAATACAACATCATTTATTTTTAAAGCCAGCTCGACCTGTTTTGAAATACTTGGCTTCACAGAGGGACAACAATTTTCAAGTGTAGGAAATACTTTAACAAGTAACCTTGTTATTAATTTTTTTACCATACGTAATGTGCTTATAGAAATAAGTAATTTAATGACTTATAATAAAACCAGTAATGCATCAGAAAATAATTCATCTATTCTAGTAAGCATTCCAATTACAACAAGTCAAAATTCAGTATTGTCTTATTCTAACATTTATAGTTTATATGAAAAAATAACAAGTGTAGCAAATTTTGCGTCTCTTCAAGTCAGATTGTTAGATCAAGATTTAGACCTATTAGATTTAAATGGCGGAAACTGGAGCATGACAATACAATTAAATTATTAATTTAATGGGAAGTCAAACGTATTTTTATCAATTTATAATATTGAACTATATTATAAATGCCATCAATCGGTCAGAAATTAAAAAGAGGTATTTCTTCTATAGGCAAAAAAGCGACATCAATTTCATCTAATATTGGACAAAAAATTGCTTCTGTTGAAAAGCAAGCACAGAAAGGTATTAACAAAGGGATTGACTTGGGACAAGGTGTTTTAAGACAAACTGAACGAGGTATTGAGGCAGCCTCTGGAAAGATTGGCTCTATCAAACAAGGTCTTTTAAAAGGGGCAAATATAATAGATGCATTACAGGGCAGTGGAATTGCATCAATGATCCCAGGCTTATCAGGTGGATTGGGTGCAGTCAGCGCAGGACTTAAAGGCGGAGCTTCAGGCCTAAAAAAACTACAAGACGTAGGCTCTGATGCTCGCTTGGCAACTGGAAAAGCAAAGAATCAATTGGCTTCTGTAGGACAAAATGTTTCTGGAAAAGTGGCACAGGCATCATCTAGTGCACAGGCCAGAGTAGAAAAAATTGGTGAGAGAGCCAAAGCACTAGAAACAATGGCACAAGAAGATTTGAGTGACGTTAGATCTGCTTTTTCATCTTAGTCAGAGAACATGAAAAAATATAATATTAAGTAATAGTATAATGGATCCAAAAGCTATGCTGCAAAAACAATCTGGCTTGTCAAATATTATAAGAACAACAATGAAGCCAATGAAAACTAATATGATGGATCAGAAATCACAAGATGCTTACGCTAGAGCAAAAGCAGCAGAAGTATACAGAAAAAAATAATAAAGGTTAAACTATCAACGAGTTAAATAAAATTATTGATTGTTTAAATCATTTTATTTTCTATATAAATATATATCATGGATACTTTAGATAACCAAGATAACGACAAAATTCCTTTACTCAAAGAAAAGAAAACGAGACCACCTCCAAGCGAAAAGCAAAAAGAGAATTTCAAAAAAATGGCAGAGAAGCGAGCAGAAAATATCAAACTCCGTAAAGAAGATAAATTATTTGAAGCACAAAAGGCACTTTTAGAAAAAAATAAAATAAAGACAAGTGCTCCTCAAAAAAAATCATCAATACAGTTTGAAATTGAATCAGAATCATCTGAGCAAGAAGAAGCCATTCTAGAGCAGCCTATTAAGAAATCTATGACTGCTTCTCGTAAGCAGATTGTGACTCCAACTTTAAATGCACCAGTAAAAACAATTAAAAAGAAAAAGGAACCAGTAATAGTAGAAGAATCAGAAACAGATTACTCTAGCGATAGTTCAGAAGAAGTGATTGTTATTAAAAGAGGAAAGAAGAAATCAAAGCCTCAAAAACAACAACAACAACAACAACAACAACAACAACAACAACAAGTATTTGTAGAACCCCTTGCAAAAATAAACTATCACAACTTTTTTTGTAATTAATTTATATTTTATAATATTTTATTCTAATCATATATTATAAAATGTCACTTCCAAAACAGCTTTTCTTCCAAAATAAAATCGATTCACTCCCAGCCCGCCCGTATACGTCGAATATACAACCTCAAGGGGCACAGACCTATTCAATGAATGATGTGATGATTTTTAATATTCCTTGCAACCGAAATACCGTTTTGTCTCCTCACGACACTTATTTGAAATTCTCTATGACTGGCACAAACGGTGGCACAGCACAAGATTGGGTTCGTCTTAGCAAGGCTGGAGCGCATGGTTTTATTCAACGGCTTCGCCTTTTTCATGGGTCTACCCTTTTGGAGGATGTAGATAATTATGGCAATTTAATGGCACAATTAGCAACTCACCAACGCTCTGCCGATAATTTAAGTTACAAGGGATCAGTTGTAGAGGGTTTTGAAGAATCATGTGCAGTGCTTATCAGTGGAACTGGTGCTGGAGCTTCTGCAACCCCTATTTATTCTCAAAATGCTTTACGTGGTATGAGAATTGTAAACCCTACTTATGGAGCAGCTGGTGCTTTGGGTATAGCTGCAGTCAGCCCGATTCGAACTTACTGTATTCCTCTTGTTTCTATCCTTGGCTCTCTAGGTGATAAATACTTGCCTCTTTTTGCCATGACATCTTCTCCTCTTCGTCTAGAACTACAGTTGGTGAATTCTGCTCTGATTCCCTTTGTTTCTATTACTGCGATGGCTTCTTTCTCTCTTTCAAACGTTGAAATCATTGGTTCGTTTATTGAATTATCAGATCAAGCCCTTGGTGTGATTCAGCAGTCTCAAATGGGTGCGCCCCTCACTCTTGCAGTAAATAGATATTCTAATATAGTATACAACGCTACTCTTTTAAATGCGAGCACCAATGTTAGCTGTCCAGTCCCGTTTAAGTATAGCTCAGTTCAAGCAATAATCAATAGCATTAGACAGCATTCGTCAGGCGCTATCACCTTTGATGCTTTTGGAAGCTTCAACTATAATATAAATGAGTATTGGTTTCAATTTGGCTCAGAAACACTTCCTACAAAACATCCAGGTTCCTCCTCTACGGGTGGAGGAGACAGACAAACTATGTTTAACTACTACTGCTCTGCTCTTGGTTCTCCTTATGATTTGGATTATAATCCTCTTGTGAATTTATACACTTATGACACGATGACCGTGCCAGTTGTTTCTGCTGAAAGCGCCAACACTTTTGCTGGAAACTTGTCATCTATCTCTGGTGCCTTTGGAATAGGCCAGGAACTTGTGAGCTTTCCTAGTGCCAATACAGACCAACTGTTTTCTGGACGCAACACATCCACGGAAGACATATATCATAATTTGATTTTCAATGCAAATGCCACCACACCAGCAATTAGATTTGATTACTACTGCTTGCATCATGCAGTCATTATTTGCGAGAATGGACAAGCTCAAATTCGATATTAAATAATAAGTCTAAGGGGAAACCCTTAGAGAAGGTTTAAACAACCATTGACGACGATATCAATAATTTAGGTTTAAACGTTGATTTAAACGATTTTGATTTAAACAAACAATAAAAATATTTTTATTGTTTGTTTAACCCCTTAAAAGGGTTAAATAGTTGATAGTTTAAATCATTTTTGTTTAAACGGATGTTTAACCACTATTTTGGTTTAAATAGTTGATAGCAAAAATCATTTTTGTTTAAACAATATATTAAGCAATTTATTATATATAGATATTATATATAATGAATAACGGGCTTGGCTATAAATTGGCAAATGTTCCTACCATAACAGGACTGAGCACTGTATCTGCTGATTCTGTAATATCTGATTCAATCACTGTTGATACAATTATATTAAATGGTAATGATATTAGCGTGTCATTAAATCAAATTCCAATTAACACTGATAATATAGCAACCTTACAACAGCAGACAACAGGAATAAGTTATTCTGATGTTGCTGGAATTGATTTAACTACTATTGATAATAATGTGACAATAACAAGTTCTAAAAAATTAAAGTGTTCTACAGTTCCAACTGCAAATGATGATGTCGCAAATAAATTATATATTGATACTTCTATTGCCAATTTAATAGATAGCTCACCCGCAACTCTTGATACTTTAAATGAGCTTGCTGCCGCCTTGGGCGATGATCCAAATTTTGCAACAACTGTTACAAATAGTATAGCTACAAAAGCATCTTTAACTGCAAACCAAACCATAAGCGGAATTAATAATTTATCAAATCCTTTAAATGTTTTTTATGGTTCGGGAACTAATTTAACTGGGATTAGTGCCTCTTTATTAACAACGACTTCTATGCCATCTACAGGCACTTTTTATTCTACATGGCTTACATCTGCAACTGGCGCTTCAGGGCTTACAGCATATAGTGATGGTAATATTTCATATGATAGAGGAAGTAATCGGCTTATCGTTCCAAATTTACGGTCATTCGGCCAAATAGAAATAGATAATACTACACCAATTATAACAACTAGAACAACCGCATCTGACTTAATTTTACGAACCGTAAACGCATCTACTGGATCATTAAGACTACAAACAGGCGCAACTGATAGATTTACTATAAATTCATCTGGAGTTGCTACTTTTACAAATGTGCCTTTATGTAGTGTTATTCCATCCAGTGCGGATATGCTTTGTAATAAAACATATGTTGATTCTACTATAGCTTTAATATCAACTACAACAATACCAGCCACTGGAACATATTTTACTACATTTACGAATTCAGCAACTGGGGCTTCTAATCTAATACCATATACAGACAGTAATATTTCATATGATAGAACAAATAACAATATAACCATTAATGCAACAAACAATTTATATTTTAATACAGCTGGAATAAATAGAATTTGGATTGCCCCAGGTGGTGCAATTCGTTGCTCTAATTTTATATCATTTAATAGCACAAGTCAGATAGCAAGACAAATTTTAAATACATATTATAATTTTCACGATAATGATGCAACTGCTGGCGGAACTTTTAGAGCCCGAATGTATTCAACACCATCAAATTTACTTCTTGAAATAAACGCTGGACTATCATATATTATATCTATTAATGCTGTAAATTTATTTACAATTTCTTCAACCGATATAACATCAACAATTCCGATAAATGCTCCTGCTCCTACTCTTGGAACTCATCTCTGTAATAAAACATACGTTGATTCCGCTTCATCTTTTTTAACAACTACAACGATGCCAGGTTCTGGAACCTTTTATGCTACTTGGACGAATTCATCAACTGGGGCTTCTGGTTTAACAGCATATACAGATATTAATATTTCATATAATAAAACAATTGATGAAGTTCAAGTTCCAAATTTTAGAGTTCAAGGTGATATGACTATCGGAACCGCAACGCCTACAATATCAACTCTTAATGTAGCAGCAGATTTAACTATATTTACACTTGCAGGTTCTACTGGTTCATTACGGTTACAAACTGCAGCAACTGACCGCTTAACAATTAGTTCAGCAGGCTTATCAACTTTTACAGGAACAGTAAATGTTATATCTACCGTAAGCGGTGGGACACCTTCATTTTTTGTAAGAGATACTGTTTCTTCAAATCAATTAAATGTGATTGTTAATGCTACGGCTGGTTCTTTCAATCCTCTAGTTCAAGCAGCAGACCAAGTAATATATTCATCTGGAACTATTAATACAGAAGTTTTATCATTGACTACACACAGCAGCACAACAACTGGAGTAAGAATCTCACCAAATGCGTTGGTGATTGGGTCAGGTGGTGCTTCTTTATCTGGTAACCCTAATGCAAGAATAAATTTTGATGGTTCTGCTGGAACAATTACAAGCACTGCACCAGCAGATATAACTTTGAATTCAGCAACTAACTTATTATTTCAAACTGCTGGTGTTACCAAATTAACCCTTTCAGGAACTCAAGTTGTATCAACTGTTCCATTAATTATTCCATCATGTGGATCATCTACAAATTTTATATCATTTGGTGCTAGTTTATTTGATGTTACTAGTAATGTTAATCCACGTTTTAATTCACAAAATATAATATTAAATTCACTCGGGGTAGCGACGACGTTTGGCTGTGGAAGTTCTACTGTCTCTAATCATATTTTAATAACTAATGATTCCTTAGTTACGACCCGTAATTTTGTATCTGGTGGAAATATCGTAATCGGTAGCGTGGCCGCGAATTCAATGACAAATGCGGCATACCAAAATATAGTTATAGGATTAGGTGCTGCTTTAAATATGACGTCTGGAAATGGAAACATCGTGATCGGGAATAACAATGATCCACCTACAGCATCAGGAAATAATCAAATTGTTTTGGGAAGAACAGAACAAACAATGTTTATACAAGGTGGATTAAGTTATAGAGTTGGAACAATTGTCTCTACTATTACACTCTCGGGCACAATGGCACAATTATACACTGTAGTTATGAATGGGGCAGCGCGAATAATTAATATACCAAATCCTACAGATGCAAATATGATAGGAGTAAGAGTTATTTTTAAAAGAAAAGGAAACACAATTGCTTATAGCATAGCCTGTGCTGGAGCTGTTCCATTTATATTAATTAATTCCATTACACCTCTTGCTGGAGCTTTACCAATTGGCACTACATTATTTCAAATTGAACTTATGTCAGATGGTGTAAATTGGATGTCAATTAATCAAACTTAAAAAATCAAAGCAATCAATAATATATAAATATATTTTATAATTAACGCTTTTATTATTATCTTAATTTGCTGGGCAAACTGCTCTGAATTATCGGAGAAAATAGTTCCAAAAAAAATCCTGCTATATTTTTAATACGCTGCTTGTTTCTTCTAATCCATGTTGTTTTAATTATTTTGTCAAATACCAAATCTAATACCATCTCAACTAATTCAGTATTATTTTCAAAAAATGGCTTACATATATCAACTACTATTTCTCTCTTTATTTCTCCTTGTTTTGGTTTATTGAAAAAGTCTTCTACAATCTGGGATACAAATAATACAAAAGAATGATTTAATTTTAACTCATTTGAATCAAAAATATCAATCGATGATTTTAATTCATCTATTATATCCTGTTTCATTTTAAGTATTTTTAATTGTTTTTTTTTCTCTGTAAATCCTTTTATACTAGTTAAATCATATTTACTTTTTGTTAATTGTTTTACCTTAGTTTCTTCAAATTTATCAGTTGGTTTAATACTATCTTCAAACTTTTCGATCATATTTTTTTGAGACTCATCCGTAGGAGGAAGCTTTCTTTCAAAATTATTCATTATAATATATAAATATATAAAATAAAATAAAATATATATATATTATAAAATGGAATTCAATTTACCAAAAGCTAATTTTATTTTAAAAACTAGTGATATATCAGTATCTAATGTTATTGGTGAGTTCCCTTTATCAAATTCTAAAGGCTCTATTAATTCAAATCGAACTTCTATTACTTGGAATGGTGTTAGCATTAAAGATATACTTGGTGAATTATTTAATAATTATGAATTATTTAATTTACAATTAATATCAGTCGCTTATCCTATTGGCACTACCCTATACGGTGCTACTGTTGATGATAGAAATATTCATTTTGGTATCACTGGATTTGATTGGGTTTTTACAAATTATAATACGGTTACTCGTAATACCAGTAGAGAAACAATGGTATCATGTTTAAACTTTCAAGGACAAGGTATTTCTAATTCTAATACAAATTCAGAGCAGGCTGTTTATACATTCAGAAAAAGTATAACAACTGATATTACTATTAATTTATATATTATTAATAATATATTACCTAATATGAATGTAGGGACTATCTGGCCTCAAATTGTTTTTAATTTTATAATTACACCTGTTTCTTAAAAGTTTTATTATATATAATATATATAATGCAATATATAACACCAAAAGCAAGTTTTGCCTTAAAATGTAATGATATATCTTTAAGTGATACTTTTGCAAATTATCCAGTAACTAATCTAGTAGGAGAAATCAATGCAGCTAGAACATCTGTGACATGGTATTCCATAAATTTTGAGGATATTCTCGGTGATTTATATCAAAAATATGATTTATTTAATTTGCGTGTTAGATATATTCAAAATACAAGTCAGGCAGCATTTGGAGTTACAGCAGATGATAGATCTGTTTATTTTAAAATGTCTGGATTGAATTTTTATAATTCTACTTATGATACTGCTAGAAAATGTAATGTTAGTTCATCTATAATTGCTTCTAGAACTTTTACACAAAATAATGCAGATATTAATTCATTAGATGATAGTTGTATTTTTACTATTAGAAAGCAACAAACCTGTAATATTACAATTGAATATTTAACAATTGCCGGCGCTGCTCCTGCTATGAATGCAGAGACTCAATTTCCAAGAATAGCCTTTTATTTTGATTTAAGCCCTGTTATTTCTGACATTTCTAAAACGATTGAATTATCTACTACAAAATGCTCTTCATTGTATACATATTATTTGGGATTAACTACTACTGTTCAATCAATTGATATGTATGCTGTTCTTGGTAGAGAAAACTTTGAAATAGGTGCAAAATATAATTTAGTTTTTAAATTTGCTCAATCAAATACATCAGCAAATTATGTTCAATCAATGGATGGATTTATGTTTTTAGTTTCATCTAGTGGTATGAGATTTCAAAATTATGAAACTGCTATACAAAAGCCTGCTGGAAGTAGAATGCAGTTTTTAACATATGGATCCTTTGAATCGTCCGTAGGAACAGTTGTAGCACCAAATTTAATCAGAAATCAATCGTCTGGTATTATGACCTTTACATTAGAGGCTCAAATCTGTAACTTAATGATCACTTTACAAAATACAGTAAATAATACAGAAAATACGGTTCTAGTTGGTGATACTATTATAGTTTTTGATATTTACAAATGTTCTACCTTTTAAAAGTAAGCATTAAGGAATGTTTAAACAAAATTATTATATTTAACCAATATATATGGAAGACATTATTGATTTGGTGAAAAAGAATAGACCACATCTTTCTACTGGTTCAATTAAAACTTATAAGAGTATTCTTAAAAATATCTATGATAAATGTTTTGATGATAAAGAATATATTTTAAAAAACTATGATGATGATAAAGTCATATTGAAACATCTGGAAGACATTCCATATAATAAAAGAAAAACTGTTTTAGCTGCTTTATCCGTGCTAACAAATAATAAACACTATAATAAAATTATGATGGAAGATATTGAAACATATAAACAAAATGAAATGAAACAGCAGAAAACACCTCAACAAGAAGAGGGGATGATTCCTATAGAAGAAATTAAATCATTATATGATTCTTTGGAGCATAATGCAAAACAAACTTTAAAGAAGAAAGATTTATCATCTAATGATATTGATATAATTATGAAATGGGTTTTACTTGCATTAACAAGCGGATTATTTCAACCACCAAGAAGATCAATCGATTTCGGAAATATGAAATGGAAAAATTATGACGAAGAGAAAGATAATTATGTTGATGTAAAAAATTCCAAATTTATATTCCAAAATTATAAAACAGCAAAAACATATGGTAAGCAAGAGACTGATATATCAAAGCCACTTAAATTAATATTGAATAAATGGTTTAAGGTTATTCCAGATGGATGTGATTTTATTTTGTTTGATAATAAGTTTCAACCGCTCACCTCACCACAAATAACTCATCGCCTTAATAATATTTTTGGTAAGAAAATAAGCACCAGCATGCTAAGGCATATATTTTTAACAAATAAATTTAAAGGTATTGATTTGGAAGAATTACAAAAAACTGCTACTGAAATGGGAAACTCACCAATGCAAGCCCTTCTATATGTAAAAAACTAATTCATCAATTAAATAGTGAAATATTATATTGCTATATATATAATATGTCTATTATAGAAATTGATTCCAAGTTTAAACCATTGAAGCCTGTTAAAGAAGCAATGGATGTATGGCTTCCAAATGTAAATCGTAATATCCCTAGTAGAAATGGATTTGTTTATGCAATGGTTGGAACAGGTGGATGTGGAAAATCTAGCACTCTTTTAAATATGTTAAAATCAAAAGAATATTATAGAAACAAATTTGAAAATGTTATATTGTTTTGCCCTCTTACTTCTTTTTTATCAGTAGAAAAACATCCGCTAGTGGATCATGAACGAGTTTATCATGAACTAGATGTAAATTTATTAAAAGATATTGAAGATGAATTATTAGATATCAAAGCAGAATGCCTAGATTTGGATTGTGAATTAGAGCATACATTAATTATAGTAGATGATATGGCTGGCTTTTTAAAAGATAAGCAAATACAAAAATCATTGTCAAAGCTTATTATGAAAACAAGACATTTATCTGCCTCTTGGATTTTCACTTTACAGCAATTGAAATACATGCCTGCTACAATTCGAAGACAGTTAACTAACATTTCTATTTGGAAACCAAAATCAAATAATGAGTGGAACAATGTATGTGAAGAATACTTTGGAATTGAAAAAGATAAAAGGCAACACATATATGATTATTGTTTTGAACAACCTTATCAACATTTAGATATTGATTTAACCAATGGTAAATTGTTTAAGAATTTTAATCAATTGCAAATTAAATAATATTGAGATATATTATAATGCCAAAAAAAGATAAGCCAAAAAAGGATAAAAAGAAAAAGAAAAGTTTCTCCACTGCTGATATTCTAAAATTAATTAAAAAACTTAAACCTAAGAATCAACAAATTGTTAGAGTAAATGTAGGTGATAATTTAAGTAAAAAAAAGAAGCCTGGTGAAGTTCAATCGTCTTATAATCCTCCTTTTGTTTTTCCTTCTCAAGGGTTCCAGGCAATCACTTCTCCAGGTCAGCCTCCTTATAAACCACCTTTAATAGAAGAGCCTAGACAAGCATCATCATACAATTTACAGCCTGTCAAACAATTTCAAACTGTATTACCACCTTCTTCTCGTATAAGAAAAGAAATAAGTAATGAGCCTTTTATATTTGCTTCACCTACTCCAAGAATATCAGAAATATCAGAAAGTGATTTCTCAGAAGTTGAACAAACTAGTAAAAAAGGAAAGGGTTATACAGTTAGAGCACCACGAGCTACTAGATCTACAAAATCAAATCTAAATATTGAATTTACTCAAGAACCTTCATTAACATTTAATGCTCCAAAAATTTATAATGCTAGTAATTTATCAGCCTCTGCTGCTGCTCCATCTTTTTTTAATCTTCCAGTTCAAAATGATAAATATCAGGCAGATATTATTCAGATTGATTCATCAGGTGACCAAATTGGCATTATGGCGAATTCTTTGCCATCTAATTTATGGACTGGTTCTCCTGAAGGCGATGTAACATTAACAATTGAAGAAATTGTTGCACCTAAAGATATAACTTTAACTGAAAAAATTGTTTCACCTGAAGAACCAGCTTTTGTTGCACCTGAAGAACCAGCTATTGTTGAAGAACCAGCTATTGTTGAAGAACCAGTTCCTACAAAATCTAAAGGTAAAAGTAAATCTTCTGATTCATCTGTTGATACTCCAGTTAAAAGCGAAAGTAGTGGTTTTGTAAAAAGTGCAAAAGCCTCTTTGTTTATGATTGCTGACGTCAATAATGCTATAGAAAAAGGCTTCAAAAGTGATAAATTAACAAAAGAAATTGTTTATTCAAAAGGGCCTTTAAAAGGATTTGTGAGAAAGGATGTAAAAGAATATATTCTTTTTCCAGTTTTTTTAGAAATGGAGAAATTATTTAAAAAAGAAACAGTTAAACCATTTAAGTTATAAAATCTCCTATTTTTATTTATAATATATATATAATGATACTTGATTGTTGCACAATTATTAATATTGAAAAATCACCAATAAAAGAAAAAAGATATAGATTATTTTTAATTAATGGAGACCATTATGATATTGGTTTAAAAAATTATTGTTATTATATTGATGATAAAGATATTATAAGAAGAGAAAAGGCTTATATAAAATTAAAAAGTATAAAACAATCAGAACTATTATATGAAATGTTTATTTTAAATGGATATTCACAAAATGTAATTAAAAATATTAATTTTTTTAATAAGGAAATATTAAGGAATAACTAAAATAAACTAAAACTAAAATAAACTAAAAATTAATTTCTCTACTTATGTTATAAAATGACATTCGATTATATTGAACCCTTGGAAGAAATATTTGATCCTTCTTTTACTTTCTTTTTTTATGCAATTACATGTAAAGATTTATCTATTGATGCTTTTTATATTGGTAAGACAATTGATATTAAAAGTCGCATAGCGTGTCACAAAACAAATAGCAAATCTTCTGAAACAAAATTATATAAATTTATAAGAGAGAATGGTGGAATTGAGAATTTCAATATTAAAATTATACATAAATGCACTTGTATTGAAAAGACATCTATTTATATTGAATATGCTTTAATAAAACAATATAAAGACCAGGGATTTCAAATGTTAAATATTCAAGTTGTTACTAGTTACCCTTTACAAAAATACAATAAAGAGAAATGTGGTGAGCATTATGCTATTAAAAAAGAATGTAAATGCGGTTGGACTGGTAGCAAAATGAATTTCTCAAAGCATGTAAAAACATCATTAAAACATCACAAATTTTGTATTGCTGAATTTGAAGTAGATCTATTGGGTTAATATAAGATATTGAAATTTCAGTATCTTATATTTGAATTTAAATATAAGTATTAATTCTTAAATAAAGGTTTAAATACCATCAAACTCGATATCTTGAATTGATGGCATCAGTACACCTAATTCTACACAAATCTTATCATACAATTTATCACTTGGATACGTTTCAACATCAAAGAATAAACTCATGAACATTTGTGTTTCATCTGAGTCTTTGATCTTTTGTTTCATGCAAACTAATAAATCAATAATTAATCCAAATATCTTGCTTTTAATTGATTTAATAAATTGTTTATTAATAGACCATTCACCACTACTGTAGCAATAGAATTTTTTCAACTTACTATCAGTGCATATAATCGGATGATTTTTGCTATCTATTTTTTCTAAATTATGCATGATTGTAAGAGCATAGTATCGAGGTAGCTTGCAATTTAATAATTTGGATATTTCAATTATTTCAATGTTATCAATAAACTGTTCTATACTAATATTTGGTGTTACTCCTTTTAAAATAGTTTTTGGCATCTTTTTCTGACTACTATTGATCAGAGTTTGCAAGGACATTGTTTGGGCTAGGATCATTTCGGTTAGTTGAGTGCTTGTGAAATCCGACATTCTATATACTTACATTAGATTTTAATTTTAAGTTATTATCCTTAATATATTCCTTAATATATTCCTTAATATATTCTTAAATATATTCCTTAAATATATTCTTAAATATCAACTATACCCTTTAATGGGTATCTATTCTTATTTTATTCAAAATAACACATAGAACCTATTAATATTCAGATTTTGTCTTAAAATTTCAGGAATAAATTTCATTTTCCAATTATACTTTCTACTTTTTTATTAAAGTTAAGAATAGATACCCATTAAAGGGTATAGTTGATTTTTAAGTATCTTAATTTATATTTAAATAAAAAAATAAATATAAATTCTCAAATTACTTCCTAAATGTAATAAGTTAAAACAACCTACACTTTTCTTGTTCTGGTTTTATTGTAAATCCATTTATATCTTTCATCCAAATTGATTGCCCTTCTTTGCATTTTGGATATATGTTTTTACCATTTGCATCTGTTAAATAAAATCTTTCTCTATTTTCATTCAATGGCCATACAATTTTACCATTTTCATCTAGATCGTAACCATTGTTTTTCTTTGCAGCTACTTGTTTCTGTTGTTCTATTTTTTGTATTTTTAATTTTTTTGCTTCTTCCAGTTCTATTAGTTTCGCTTCATATACTAGATGCACCTTTGATTTTTTATGTCTTGATTTATGATGTCTAATACTTTCCATTCCACATTCACATATTACTTTTTCATTCATATATATTTTATGTTCTGCATCATATTTTGCTTTCGATATAATTTTTAATTCTGTTTCTAAGGTTTCAATTTTTTGTAACATATCAGCTGCATTTTCAAATTTTAATTTATTTATTTTAATGCATTCTAATTTAAAACGCTTAAATTCAAGTTTTCGTATTTTATCATCTTTCTTTGCTTCAATTTCAGAGGAATTCATTAAAGTAGCTGGATATTCAAGCCAAACAGATTTTACAAATTTATCAAATTGATTATTTTGCAAATCAGTTATACATGTATTATCATTTAATGATAGCATTTGTTTTTTATAAATCACTAGTTGAATCAAATTCATTTCATTGATATTTTTATATTCATAATCAGAATCTTCAAAAAACGTTTCAAATAAAGTAGCTTGCATATTATATTATATAGTGAGAATATATTTAAATCATTATTCTTAAATATATTCCTAAATTATATAGATACCCATTATTGGGTATCTATTCCTGTTTTATTCAAAAAATCATATAGAACCTATTAATATTCA